CGGGGCTAATGTTATCACTCTTGCTATTTCTCCCGTTCAGTTTCTTTATATTAAGAACCTACACGCTTCTAATACCATTTCGGTGACATGGACGCCTACAGGCGGAACATCAGCCATCATTTGTACATTAGAACCGGGTAGTGCAATCTCATATATTAATACAACTACTGGTGGAGGAATTACTGCGCTAACACTAACGGCGAGTGGTGCTTCTACTGGTTGTGAATATCTTCTCGTAGGGTAATTAACGGCCACAAGCCGAAGCTTCAAAATCTGTTCTAACCCACAAGGACCAAGAACATGGCAGACCTAAATACAGTAGCACCCAATGGTGTAGTTGACCTTTCTAACGCACCTGCGGGCCTCGACGATGCGACGTTTGACTCTCTATTCCCGGCAGAGGCATCCACGCAAGTTTTCACTGCGGCACAACCGCAGCCAGTTACAGCACCGGGTACAGCGGCAGCTACTGAACCACAGGCACAACCTGTCACACAGCCAAGCGCCCCGTTTCTTAAGGGTGATAGAAGTGTGTACAACACTCAGGAAGCTGCACTTCAAGGCATCAATCAAAAGGATGCCCTTATCGAACAATTGCGGCAACGCTACGCATTAACTACCGGAATTGACCCTATTACGGGCCAACCTGTAGGCCATAATCCTACTCCCCAAAGTATTGACTACTCAAGCGACCCCAAGAAGTACATTGAGGATTTGTTTGCAGCAGCTCAAGACGCAAGTAAAGACCCTTCTGCTTATGTTGGTGTTCAGTCTAAGTTTATCTCGGACACACTTAAACCACTGCAACCACTAATGCAGCGGGCGGCAAGAGAACAAGCTTTGCAGACTTTGGGTAATGAGATTAAGGACGCTCCTGCTTTCGTAGGAACTCCGGCCTATCAGAAGGCTCTTGATAGCAATACTGAGTTAAGAGATGCCATAGCGTCTGCTGAAACCGATTATCGGTGGCACTCTCGCCTGCCGTCGCTATACAAAATAGCGTACTTGACAGGTCAGGGGATGCAATTGCCAGAGCTGTTGAGGGCGAATGCTGCGCCTCAACCACAAACTCAAACTTCTCCGGCTCCAAGACCGACTTCACAACCCACGACTCCGTCTATGCCAACTGCTACGGCTCCCCCAACGTTTAAAACGCTGGATGGAATTCGTTCAGTAATTGCAGACTCAGAGGCTCGTGGACTGACTTTGGACTTCTAAGCCGCAAAGGATTTTTATTATGAACTACTTTCTATCCCTCGTCGGGACTCTGTTGGGTGTCGGTACTGATGTTGTAACAGTCATTACTGGCGCTACTGGTGTTCCCGGACCTGCCGGTTCTTTGTCCAGCGACCAGCAAACTTATTTTAGTGCTAAGTTGCTGGAAGTGGCAGTATTGTTTACCGTACTTGACCAGTTCGGTGATAAGGACCCGATTCCTAGCAATTCTAGCAAGACCATTCAGTTCAATCGCTTGGAGAAGCTCACCACGTCGCTGACTCCAACTCAGTTGGCTGAAGGGATTCAGCCGGACGCTATTGGCATGCAAATGAGCCAGTTTACCGCCGTGGCTGAACAGTATGGCCTCTTGATTCGCTTGAGTGACTTGAGTGAATTGACGAGCAAGCACGACGTTGTTGGACGTGCACTGTATGTGCCGCCTACACGCGGCTGAAACGTATGATATTCTTATCTTCAACGTTCTATCTGCGGCTTCCAACGTGTACCGTCCGAACGGTAGGGTTAGCAATGCTACCACGACTGCTTCGGATAAGATTGGCTATACGGACCTAGTTGCGATTCATGCTACCTTGATGGACCAAGGTGGTCGTGGATTCGACGATGGCGATTATGTTTTCGTAGTGCCTCCGCAGGTTCATGCAAGTATGTTGCAAGACCCTGACTTCAAGGCTTCCAACCAGTTCGGCAAGCCCGAACGCATTTGGAAGGGCGAAGTTCAGGAACTTGCGGGTTGGCGGATTGTCAAGTCGAATGCTCCGGGGTTTGCGGCTGTCACACAAACCACGAGTGGCGCGGCTAACAAACTGTATAACAGCTTCGGTATTGCGCGCAATGCGTATCAGATTTCCGACCTTCAGAACCTCCGCGTGTATGCGGCAGCTCCGGGCGGACAGACGGATACCTTGCAGCAAAATCGCAAGATTGGTTATAAGTTTGCGTTCAAGGCGATCATAACAAATCAGAATTGGCTGTTTTCAGTAATCAGTGCTGGTCAAAACAGCATTAACAACTAGTAGCGGCTAGTTGGCTCTAAGGGGATTGGGGCTTCTACAAATGAAGCCCCGGTCCTATCTCAAGTCTCACAAGGACGATACAATGGCATACGCTGACAACAGCAAAGCAGTAGTTGCAAAAGATACCAGTAAGTACGAATATGTTGAAGTTCCTGAAACAGATTTGTTGGGAGAAGAACACAC